GGGGGGGGTACCTCTTGATATAGCAGCATAATCACTTGCTGTCATCGACGGCTGAACGCCCGTGATGCCGCTATTCATCTGAGAAGCTTGCCTATACTGCTCTGGGGTCATACCACCCTGCGGCAAGACATTGTTGACAGACGGCTGCGGCGCTAGCTGTGGCGTGCTGGTTCCACCTGCATACGGATTAAAAGGGGCTGGAGGTGGAGGAGGAGGCGATTGGTTAAACGGGACAGCACCCCCGCTAGCCGTCTTGCCCTGCGTCTGCTCTTGGAACGCACCAGGGGCGTTGGTGTTTATGCCCGTTGGCGTAACTGTATCATCGAACCCACCGCCTGTTGAGCCACCTGCTATAGCTGATACCAGCGGATCTTGCGGAGGCTGATTGGCTGGTTGCCCTGCAAACGGGTTGGCGTAACGCTGTGGCGCTGACCGCTGTGCTGACCGTGCTGCTACAGCTGCGGCATAGGGATTTGTGTATCCGGTCGTGCGCCGTCTATTCCTCGATGTACTGCCTATCATAGGTTCTCTGCTAAATGCCATCACTCAATTCCCGTCGTACGTTTGCGCGTCAACCCAATCGGCCTGTATTGCAGATTTGTGCGGCGAATGGTAAATGTTTCATCATTGTTAAAGTTGGAAAATCGCAGCATGGTGCGTGGATCATACCCAAACAGATCACTGTCTGTAGTCAGTGCGCTCACATCGCTCTGTAGCACGCTTGTGTCTAGCGTAAACGTCACATCCAGCGTAGCCCCCAGATTACCCATCGTGATCGTTTCGACGTTAGAAACGATGCTAGCGGCCTTCTGCGTGATGCTGAGATCAAAGTCACCGGTATTATCAAACAGCGTCCGGTTATACAGCCAACGGCACTGCACACTGTCACCCAGGGGCGCAATATTTGCAGTCTCAAAGAAGCCCTGTATAGCTGTCCCGTCGTCGTTGTCACCCGTCTCATGCTTCATGACGTAGCCAGCGAAATCACCTGCGTGAGGAATCTCGTCTATGATGGCAGCGGCATTGCGCGTGAAGTTGTTATAGGGGCCAAACCAGCAGTTGAGGCGGTTACTGTAGATAACCACGCTGTTCATAGTGGTCTGCGATGCACCATAGGGCAGAAAGAACCAGATCTGCTCTTCAGCTGGGTAATACAGCGCAAAGGCATATTTCAATCGTGCTGTATTGAGATTTGACCAGTAGCGATCATCCAACGCGAAGCTGATTTTCTCTACCGCTGGCCCTCCCGTCCATTGGTAGATACCATCTTCGCGAAGGAAGATCTGACGCTCGCCCGGTATTGTAACTATCGTGCGCCCTGCTACTGTGCCGCGCTGTGTGCGCTGTTGCTGCTGGAATGGTATCGTTGAGTTACCCGTAGCCGTCAGCGTGTGTATACCATATTCGGTATGTATCGCCAACGTGTTCTGGAATGGCTGTAACCCAGTTACATCATAGCCCATACTATAAAAGCTATGTGCTTGCCAATGCTCTATGTCACCAGCTTCAGACCTCCAGACCCTATCAGATAAACCATCAGTGTTGCCCATCCATAGACGATTTTCCCAGAAAGCAACGTGCTTGGGCTTAGTAAACCGCGCATCATCATCAAGTGTTGCTGCGTTATTAGAAGCACCCGTCCACTTAATCGCGTCCGTATCTTGCCCATTGACAGCCACCAGTGTATTGCCAGCCAACACCCATTGCCAGGTGTAATCATTCCCTGCTGTGATGGTCGTGCTGCCCGTGCGATCCGTAGCCGTGCCGCCTGTGATGTCAAAGAATTTGTCACCACAAAAAGCAAAGGTCTTTTCTGTTCCCTGTAGTGTAACCTGCCCCAAGCCCGTTACTGTCGCACCGCTGTTCATTGCGGAGCTATTGTATTTCTCGAACCCCTTACGCTTAGACACTTCACCTGCCAAACCCACCGTGCAGTTTGCCATATCATACAGGCCGGACGGGCCAATATCTTCGGCTGGCAGACTATAGTTGACACCCTCTCTCCAGGGGCCGAGGCGCAGTGACTGTGCGGCTATTGGCATTAGGACAACGACCCCTCTGTCGGATAGTAGCTAAACTGACCCGCTGCCTGGTCGTCGCTCCTCCGCATACGGTATTTACGGTTGCCCTGTATGGCTGCATTCTGGCGAGAGGCCACGCTGATAACGCGCTCCATCTCATTGCGATCTATCGCAGCGCCCTGGTCATCGCCCTTCTCTTGCTTGTAGAGCGACGTGATGCCATGTATGAGCGCTGGCTGTATGACGAGGGGGTAATACGGATCGAGACTGTTGTTGTCTTCGGCCTCTGTAAAGTCTGGTATTTCGCGGTAGTAGCGATACCCGATAGTATCAGCACTGTCGGGCGTGGGATAGAGCGACACCTGCACTGAACCACTTGCGTCAATGCCATTGATGGCAACCCAGCGAGGATCGCCATCAATGCTGGCATCCGGGTCAGCTGCATCAATGTCTTGGGTAGACTTGATGATAATGACGTGGTTTTCCGTGACGTTGCGAAACGACAACGGTGTCAGCACGTCTGAGGCGAGCGAGTACGTCTGCGTGTCGGCTACGGTAGTAAACGTAGAGGATGTAAACAGCCAGTTCCATTGTTCTCGACTTTGTATGTCGCGGCCCACCATATTGAGGTAGTCACGCGCACTGTCCTTGAAAGTCGAGCTTGTGGTGTTTAGACCTACTCTTCGTAAGGCAATCTGTAGGACTTCAATGTTGGTCATCCTAAAACGGCAGCCCTCATATCAACCCACGCGCCGTCTTCATACCCTTGAAATTTATTGTCGGTGCTGTTGTAGACCAGCATTCCGTTGACCGCTGTAAGCGCATCACGCTCTACAGTAGTCAGTGATGGGACAGTAAACGATCCACCAAACGTAACGGTGTCTGCTTCTAATGTTTCAAACTTGCCACTATTTGTTTCAAGAGCGCCAAATAGTGCAGCATCACCAAAGAATGTAGCAGCGTTTATCTGCCCTACGGTTTCCGACATTTACAT